GGTCCATCAAAAGGATTGTGGAGGATGGAAGGGATCGGGACGAGGTTGTGGATGCGGTTGTCCATCTTGCCGTGGCGTTAAAGTATCTGGAGGGTCGGGGCCGTGAGTCTTGATGAGGTGTCGGATCTTAGGGATAGGGTTGCCAACGTCTCTGAACGTCTGGCAAGAATGGAAGAGCGTCAAATAACCTTGATCTCCATGCTTGAAAGGTCTTTATCCAACTTCGGTGACCTATCCAATAGGGTAAACGCTATTGAGGGATTAAAGACCAAGATGCTACTTGTGGCGGGTGGACTAGGTGCTATAATCAGCATCGCCTGGGACTTTGTTAGATCCAAGCTAATCAACGGAGGGTAAATGGCCACTTTAGGTACACAAAACATTTCGACAAGCTATAACCAAGTTCTAAAGACCTACGGATCAAATATCGTTGGAGCCACACTTGCGGCTGTGTCCAGCGGCGATGAAGCTGGTGTATCAGCCCTCCAGATTTCAACTACTGGAGTTAAAAGCACCGGCACGTTTGCGGTGGATGGCGCGGCCACATTTGGCTCCAGCATCACCGCTTCTACTGGAACCGTGACGATTGGGACTGAATCGGTAAATACATCCACGATTGGCACGCTTGCAGTAACGAACACTGCAACAGTTGGCACTCTGAAGGTTGGTGCGGCTGGTCCAAGGCTGACAGCAGTTAGCTACGGAACCGCAGCGTTTACTGGCTCTACATTTCAAGACCTAGACTCAGCAACGGCTGGATCAAATGTTACAACAGGAACATTCGCAGTAACAGGTGCAGCCTTGGGAGACATTGTCTTTGGTGGGCTTACATCAATTGGTTCAAGCACAGGCACAAACGCTACCTTAGCCCAAAGGCTAATTCCTTCGTTTAGGGTTGAATCGACAGATACGATTCGATATGTAATACTTAATACAGATATAACTTCCCACGGCACAACTCCAGCAGGCACGCTATACGCAACCGCACTGAGGTTTACAGCTTAATATGTCCATCAAATTCAATCGTTCCCAGACCTTCTCTACCAACGGTACGGTGACCGCCGCTGGGTTACACAATCTTATTGATGGTACTGACATTTACCAGGCGTTGATTACGGATCAGCCAAGCCTCACGGCGGTTGATCCGGCAGATAGCATCCTTATCGCCGATGCAAGCTTGACGGCAGGTGATGCTCCAAGGCAGACGACTGTATCCAATTTGTTTGATGATGCTCTTACTGGTGGAACTTATACCAATCTAAACCTCACCGGAGCGTTGACTTTTGGTACAGCTACAGGAAACCGAACTGTTTCAACCAGCGCAACGATTACTACTGGGACGATTCCTAATCTTACTGCTGGGACAACCACATCGACTGCGGCTACGATCACGAATGGGACAATTACCAACGGAACGATTACAACCGCTCTTATCCCTACATTAACGGCTGGAACTACAACAGGAACGGCTGGCATCTTTACGTCTGGAACAGTTGCAACGCTTAACAGCACAACTGGAACTATCACTAATCTTTCCACAACCCTTGCTGGTGACTTCACGATTAGCCAGGGAACTGGAACGCTCGGAACTACTGGTGCGACACTTGGCACTTATGGTGGTGCAACATCAGTTCCAGTTCTTGCGATCAATGCAAAGGGTCAAGTTACAAGCACTGGAACGGCAGCAATTACAAGCGGTCTTACTGGCTTCCGCAACCGTATCATCAATGGTGATATGCGGATCGATCAGAGGAATTCGGGGGCGAGTCAGACATTTACTGCTGCTGCTGCCTTGGCTTACTCAGTAGATCGTTTCTATGGTTATTGCACTGGTGCTAATGTAACTGGAGCAAGAGTAACTGGCACAGCACCAAACGAGTTTGCTTATCGCTTTACTGGGGCGGCGTCCGTTACTGCAATTGGATTTGGAACTAGACTTGAGACAACTAATACGATTGATCTTGCTGGCTCAACAGCAACTTTATCAGTCCAACTTGCCAATAGCTTATTAACTTCTGTAACTTGGACTGCCTATTATGCAAGCACTACTGATGCGTTTGGCACACTAGCCAGCCCAACCCGCACTCAGATTGCAACTGGAACATTTACTGTTACATCCACGCTGACTACTTACAGCGCGCAAATCTCAGTTCCTTCAGCGGCTACCACTGGAATTGAAATCGTATTTACAGTTGGAGCGCAAACTAGCGGAACTTGGACGATTGATAACGTGCAAGTCGAAGCAGGCTCAACCGCAACTGATTTCGAGCGCAGGCCGTATGGAACTGAGTTAGCGTTGTGTCAGAGATATTATTGGACAGGGAATCTTCCAATTATGAGGAATTTTACTGGAGGAAGTATTGCGGTTTCATCTTCAATAGGATTTCCAGCCACCATGAGAACAACTCCATCAACTGTAACTATTGCAACTGGAACGCTGGAAACTGCATACACTTCAGCAATTTCAGTTTATTCATCTTATATTATATCTGGTCAAGCATATACACCTGGAATTGCGACAGCAACGGCTGAACTTTAATATGAAGTCATATATTCTAACAACTGATGGATTATTTGCCAGGCTTTTGATTGATGGAATAAAAACGCAAGTATGGCACAATACTGAAAACAACGAAGAATACTTGCAATGGCTCTCCGAAGGCAACACACCGTTTCCACCAGACCAAGAATAATAAATGACCCTATCCGAGATCGCCCAGTTCGCCGGTGAAAAAGTCGGCAAGACCGACTCCGACACCTTGGTGTTCCTCCAAAAAGCTGCAAGCTTGGCTTACCGGCGAGTATGGAATTTTGCTCCTTGGCGCGAGAGCGTTACTAGCTCCACTTATTCTGTTGGAACCAATCGCACCATTACACTTGGCACCAATGTTGAAACTCCGCTTTCGGTTTCCTATGATCAATCTGAAGTAGACCCGATTGATCTTGCAACAATTATCAGCCAAGATGCTGATTTGCTTGAAGAGACAAGAACTGGAACACCGGTGCTTTATCACTTTACAGGTCGCAACACCAGCGGGATTGCACAGCTTGATCTTTACCCAAGGCTGGCTACGGCTGGGACTGAAACCTTGCGTGTGGTTGAGAAGTTGAAATGCCTAACCCGAACCAACATTGTGGTTGATTTTCCTCCGGCCTCAACCGCATTGGATGACGAGCTTCGCCTTCCACATGTTCACCATGTTGTACTTGCACTTACCCATGCCGATGCACTGGAGCGCGAGAGGCAGTACGCCAAGGCTCAATCAGTTGTGCAGGCCGCAAATGCAGACCTTGCTGCTATGGCAAGCTACGAACTAAGCCAGGTTGGTGGGGTGAAGCAAATCACTCCGGTCAGCCTTGGCGATTTGATGACCGAAGAAATTACGGCTGCTTAACGTGGGCTATTATAGCGACAATCTTGATGATTTGTTAGCTTTTGACGGCATCCGCAGTTTTGCGGGTGGTCAGGCCAGCGGTCTGCAATCCGACCTATTGGCTGAGAACCAGGTTCGTGAATTGTCGAACATGACCCTATCACCAAAGGGAAGTCTGGAGACAAGGCGCGGAGTAACAAGTTTTAGCACCACAGCAACAAGCGCGGAAGGCTCGATTGGTGGGATGCGGTATTATGACACGGCGGCAACTGAAAGGCTTGTAACCGTAACTCAAGGCCGCGTTTACTCAATCAATTCAACCGGATCTGCAAAGCTACACCCAGCAGATGATACTTGGTCGCAAGCAACAAGGACATGGGGATCTGAGGCCCAGAATTGGGCTGACGGATTTTCTTCCGCAATAGATGCCCAAGTCAAGATGGCGCAGTTTAACGACAAGATGTACATGGCTGATGGCGATGGTGATCTTTATTATTTTAATGGGAGCATTGTCACTAGGCAGGCTGGCAAGGTTAGGGCAATCACGGTTACAACGGCTGGCTCTGGATATACAAGCGCAACAGCTATTGTCACAGGACCGCAATGGGGTGGCACATATCCTCAGTTAATAACCACCGTTGCAGGTGGTGCAGTAACCGGAGTAACCGTTGTCGATGGAGGATCTGGGTATAGCTCCGCTCCAACCATAACAATCATTGGTGATGGCTCTGGGGCAACCGCCACGGCAACCGTAAGCCCACCTCCAAGCAATCTTAGGCTTTTAATCAATACTGGGAATCGGTTGTTTGGAGTTGGATCTGGAGCGCAAAGAAACACGCTTTACGCATCAGACATCCTAGATGCTTCGGTGTGGGACTCAGCCAATAGCTCAGTCATCAATGGGGATGACGGCGATGAGATTGTTGCCATCGTTGCCTACTACCAGAACCGAATCATCGTCTTCAAGAAGCGGCGCATATTCCAGGTGACAATACCGCCAGATATGACAACGGCTGCGGACTGGACGATTGAGCTTATATCAAATAACATTGGATGCGTGGCCGAGGCTACGGCTGTACAGGTCAACTCCGACATCTTCTTCCTTTCCGATGATGGCATTAGGTCGCTGATTAGGTCTGCGGCTGACGACTTTACCTCGGTTGGATTGCCTATTTCAGAGGTTGTTAAGGATGTCATACAATCCATCAACACGGCCAAGATTGGTGTATGCACCGCTCATTTCTACGATAACCGGTATCTGCTTGCTTTCCCCAGCGAGGCTAATGACGTTAATGACACCATCCTTGTTTACAATGCCGTACTACAGGCTTTCGAGGGAACTTGGACTCCGAATGTAATGCAGTTTGCGCTAACCAATTTCCAAGATGAAGGCGTAAGGTTGATGCTGAAAACCACCACTGGTCAGATCAACAAGTATAGTGGTTATAAAACACCGGCACAAGCAACAACCGCAGACTACCAGGATGCAGGCGTGAATTACGAGTCCTACGTCCGCACCAAGGACTTTAACTTTGGCGATCCTTTCTCGGCTAAGTATGGCAGTCACTTTGAGGTTATCTTTGATGATTCATACTCAACCGATGCGTCCGTCTCAATCCAGCGTGATATTGATGTTGGGGATATTGATGTCCAGCCAAACCTCAACATATCCAGCGCGGCATTGACCTTGCCATTTACTCTTCCAGCCGTCCTTCCCACATCAGTCAAGAAAAGGCTTGCCAGCGATCTTCGGACATACGAGAAGTGGAGGTTGCTTAACATTAAGATCACCAGCGCGGCCAATAAGATGGCCATCCGCCAGATCACGGCTGCTGCCAATCCTGACACCATTGAGGTTCAAAAGAGTCTATGACCGCTATGGAATATGTGGAGGCATCCGGTGTTCCAGAATCTAGGTGGCCTAATTTTAAGGAATGGTTTTCATGGTATGAGCGCAATAATCTTGTTGGCGTAGTTAAGGATGGCGAAGAGATTGTTGGCGTAGCTGTTGCTAGGGCATTGGATTCAACGCAAAACATTGAGCATTATAAACATGACTACAATTCGCCAGATGCCTTTGTGGACTTGACTGTGACATGTATTGATGGTAAACCTAATGCCAATAGCCTCTTGGCTATGAAACGCCTGCTGTCAATCCTTTGGGATGAATTTGGCCCCCGCAGGAGCCTAATCTTTAACCGCAACGGAGTTAGGAAACAATACGATTATATGAAGTTTATGCGAAAGGCTATGGCTTAATATGGGCGGCGGACCTTCCATCCCAGCACCTCCTCCTCCTCCCGATCCCAATGCGGTGGCGCAGGCCAATGCAGAGGCGTACAAAAAGAACGTAGAGACTTATATACAGAAGGCACCGGAAATGGCTGCCTTGGAGAACAAGCTTCGCATCCAGTACATGCCCCAACAGCGTTCATTGGAACGCCAGCTTTCAGCCCTTGACCAACAGGCGGCTGCCCTATCCAGCCTACAGATGGAACGCCAATACGGACCGCAACGCACTTTAGAAGGATTACGCCGGTCCTACGAACAAAGCCCACAAGCGTATGCCTTAAATCGCGGGTTAGGCCAGCAGATGACCCAGCAGTTTGCGCGTCTTTACGGAACCTCGCCTTATGGTGCTGTTGAACCAGGTGTTGCCTTCGCTCCTCGCGCCATGCCTCCACAAGACATTTATGGAACGATTGGAACAAACATCTCCAATCCTCCATTACAGGCTTAAATTATGGCACAAGGACCAGAAGGGTTGCCCCAGAAATATGATGTGGATGCTGATGGCAATATCGTTACCATCAATCCTCCTGCATATAATGGCGGACAAGGAATGCGTAGCAGTATTGGATACAAGGCAAGGCAAGATGAAACCGATACCTACAATAATGCCAAATACAAAAATCTTGGCGATGCCACAAATGCTGCACAAAAAATATTGTCCCAAAAATCCGAAAGTTCAATTCGGGCTGATTACGATAAAAAGCTTGCTGACATCACCAGCCAAGAGGGGACGAGAAATACGCTTGCACAGCAGATTGCCGCACTTGCAGGCATGGGGCAACAAGGGCAAAATTTAGATCAATTCAATATGGCACAATCACCAGCAGTCATGGCATTGGGATCATCTGGTAATTTCGGAACATCCGATCTTGCCAACAAACTTAACTACCAAGTTTCAGACGATCAGATCCTTAACGATTACAACACCAGCAAACTTGGCAGTCTTAACTCTGTGGTTGATCGTGGCAATGCCCAGATTGCCGGAATCCAAGAGCGTCTTAATGCCGCGCAAACCTTGCTTGACCAGCTTCCTTCCGGTGATGCTCGCCGTGAATCCAGCCAGGTTTATGTCAACCAGCTAAAATCCGACTTAACCAGCGTACAAAGCGCAGTTACGGATGCGACAAAACAGATCAAGGATTTTAAACCTATTTCCATCGGATCACCGGAAGCTTCCAGCCAAATCACATCCTTCCGCGAATACCTCCAGTTGCCCGAAGAACGCGCTACCCAGCAGTTGCGCCAGATTGATCCCAAGTCATACGAAACTGCTGTTGCGCTTGGCCAGCGTTATCGCCAGATGGCCACCGCTCCGATTGGAGAAACAAAATCAGCGCAGACCGAACAACTCCGTAGCAACCTAGAACAAGAGGCAATCAATCAGC